TCTTATCGGTGTACTTATTAGTACGAAGAGAGCCTTCGACATACACTTGGCTACCTTTCTTAAGGTATTGACCGGCAATCTCAGCAAGGCGACCAAAGAAAACAACGCGATGCCATTCTGTACGCTCTTGTTGTTGTCCTGTGTTACGGTCTTTCCAGCTTTCAGAGGTTGCGATAGAGATTGTAGTAACTGCGCTTCCGCTAGCTGTATAGCGAACATCTGGATCTTGACCAAGGCGTCCGACTAAAATTACTTTATTAATTCCGCGTGACATTACTTACGCTCCTCTGGCGCCATTTTCTAACGCTAGTTCCTAAGTACTTAGATAACATTGAACGAGTCATTCCTAGTTTCTCAGATGCTTTCGTAGCGTTGCCTTGACACTCAATCATTGCTTGATGAACCATTACTTCAGTAAGAATCTTCCGAGCTATGTGAACATTGCCGCTATTCGGTGCCGCTTTTATCTTTTTAGAGAATTTAGCTAAGATAATTTCAGCCATGCCTATACCGCCTGTTAATTCTGTTGATGCCATTACTTATCCTCCATTAAAATAAAATGACTTGATGAACGCTTCTTTCGCATGAGCAGATCTCTTTATTTTCAAATTGCTCAATAGTGAACTTTTCACCACAGCTAGAACATTTATAGTTGCGAACAGGACAGCATTTTTCTGCCGGCTCTTCTGCTATATGTTTTCTGTGACACCAGTTACACTGATATGTCCAGATAGCATCACCAGATCCTTTGCGTACTGGGTCGCAACATTCTGCAGCATCGCCCTCATCTCTATGAGACATCCCGCATACGGCGCAAGCGTAATGAACTAAATCGCAGCATTCACGAGCACTATCTTCATCGTCATGAGATTCCTCACATACCCTACAAGTCCACCCATCGGGACTTTCGGATTCAAATACTTTTCTATACCCTTCACGCATATTAAGCCGCCTTTTTATTCTGAATAAGCACTACTGGCGCATTAGCAATAGTAGAAGTACGTTGAATGTCAGTACGCGCAGCAATACGTCTTTTAGCTCTATACAGTCCAGCAATAAAAGTTCGTTGTGGTTTACGGCGTAAGCTAAAGATTGAAAGATTAGTGAGCTTTTGCTCTTCATGAGAAATAAGATCAATGATTTGACCGAGAGAGAACCCGGTATATCGATTAGAGATAGCAATCTCTTTATCAGTACGCGCATCATTAGCGATACGTTTGTTGTCAGCTCTGCGCTGAGCACGTTGTTTGATTAGATTTAGAATGAACATACTTACTCCTTATTCGTTAAATGTATATGTGTTGAATTTAATTATACATAAAACGTATAAATCATCAAGGGAAGTATTCGTTTTATTATTCGAAAAGTGAATAAATTTAATTTAGACGTAAAAAACCGCCTATATTTGGCGGTTTTAAGTGATTTAAGCTAGTGGTGGTTATTTACATAGTTCTATATTCTTTGCAGATTCTTCTAACTTCTCATATATCGTATCAGCCAATAGCTCTGAGTAAGGTTGCATTTTTGTATAGTTATTTGAAGGGTAGCTGGAATATATCTCCTTAAAGGTTAAGGTCGTTAGGTCTTTTTTGACATTGATCTGGTATTGGAATTTTACGTTTCCAGAACGAAGCCCCATCATGTCATATTTTGTTGCTAAAAGGCTCCCGTCACCAACAACCTCATTATTATCTTTATCGATATATCTGATGACATCTTGAGTTTGAACATTTGAGAGCACTGGCATTTCTTTTCTTATACATGCAATAGTTCTGTCCATGTTTTTGTTTGAGGCCCACTTAAAGGAAATAGTTTCAACGAAAGATTTGTTGTCTGTCATCACTACATTGTCAGTCATTGGCAGTGTCGAAACGCATCCCGCCAAAACTAGCGGCATAATAAGTATTAATTTACGCATAATACCTCCTGATTACCATACTTTTGAATATTCAATAACTTTACCAATTATGTCTAAATCTTCAGTTTTAGCAATAATATCGTCGTATTTCTTGTTTTCTGAAACTAATTTAATGACTCCGTCGCCTCTTTGTAGATATTTGATATAGTCCTCATCTTTATATCTGACAGCATATGGCCTTCCATCTATGATGTCCTTATTTAAAGTATCAATCATAACCATTCCTCCCTCTTGAATTATTGGATGCATACTATCTCCAACCACACTTATACAGAAGACCATATCAGGACACGTATTTTTGCGGCGTAAGAATGATTTTGCGTACCAAAGTTTTGCGCCATTATATGGAATATCACTATTCAAAGATCCCCTCCCTGCTGAAAGCGACATATCTTTAAAGAACGGAATAGCTGCCATATCGTCCGGTATAGGCGTTTCGTCATTCCATTCATCTATTACTGCATCAATTTTTTTTACATTCGATTGATCTCCAAAAATCAACCATTGTTCAGATACATTAAGCACATTAGCTATGGTTGGAATGTGCTTACTTCTTTGCGTTACACCATTAAGAATTCTTGAGATGGTTGCCTGTGAGGTATTACATGCCTCGGCGAGAGTTTCTTGGGTATAGCTAGATCTTGCAAGAGCTCGTTCAAGTCTACTAGCGAGGGAGTCTGCAATTGTATTTTGTTTTATGTCTTCTGGCATATCGCCTCCTTTCATATAATTGCAGGTATTTTATACCTTTTTAGTATATTGAACAACTGAGGCGTATATTCACTTTTTGTATTTTTCTTGAAGATTTATACGTTATATGTATAATCAAAGTTTGCCATTATACGTTTAAGGTGTATTTATAAGTATGTATAACAAGTTATATGAAAAATACGGGTCTCAGGAAGCTATTGCTGAAGCTGTAGGTGTTACTCAAAAGACAGTTCATACATGGAGTCGAGGGAGCTATCCATCATCAACTAATGCCATAAAGATAGCTGAGATATTAGGGGTTAGCATTGGTGATGTTTTTGATAAATGGAAGCCAGTAAATAATCTGCAGCCATTAAAAGGTTAGACGCATGAGTAGATTGAAATTCACAATCCACGGCTTTCAACAACAGAAACTGATTGATGCAGGTCTTGATAATAATGACGCTCTTGTAATGAGTGTCATTAAAGACATGTATGCATCAGTAAGAATGGAAAGCGTGATGATCGGTGACGATCGATACATTTGGGTAAACCAAACACAACTGCGTGAATTTGTTCCGATTGTTGGATCAATCAGAACAATTCAACGCATTTTTAAGAAGCTGCGCGATAAGAAAGTGTTGGAGACACATATCGAGCATGAAATGAAGGGAGTTAAAGGTACCTTCTATTTCGTGAAGCCTACAAAGCTTCTAGATGATCTTACCGAATATGTTCCAGATGTCAATATACCTAGGCTTGGGAAGCCTGCTAAACCAGTTAAAAAAGGGTACGACAAAATGGCGGCAGGGGGGTACGACAATTTGACGTCACAGGGTATGACAAAGTGGCGGCTGGGGGTACGACAAAATGACGTATGGGGTACGACAAATTGGCGTAGCAAAGACTCTTCTACAAGAGACTCTTCTACAAAGGACTCTACATCATATGATCGCGATGCGCTCATTGAAAGATGGAATGAAGTTGCACCTGTAAAAATGAGAAAGATTGTTCCAGGTGGTCCTATTGATAAATCAATCAAGGCGCGTATTGCAGATTATGGACTTGATGGACTGTATGAGGCGATAGATAAGATTCCTAAAAGTAGCTTTCTGTCAGGAAAGGTCGTTAATCCGAAAACAGGAAAGCTTTGGAAGATGGCGTTTAGTTGGTTTATCGGGCCTCAGAACTTCGAGAAGGTTTACAACGGAAATTATCCCGAAGATGAGGCGCGAGCGAATGACAACGAGTTTGGTAGTGGCGGTTACGGACAAGCGAGGTTATAGGAGATCAATCATGGTTAAGTCAATTCAAGAAATTATCAATGAAGACGGCGTGAAGGTTTACGCGAAGATCGAACTTCAACACAAAGCAGTTGAAACGAAAGAATGCGAGAAGCATGGCGCGTACAACTACCGATTCAGCAATGGGGATTATCTTCAAGATCGTTTTCAAGAAGAATGCCCAAAATGTCTTAGAGAAAAATCAGTCAAGGCGCGTTTAGGTGGCAAAGACGGCATAGCTAGGAGATTTCAGTGCTGTTCGTTCGACAATTATCAAGTCACAAATCAACAGCAAGGCTTGATCAAAAACTCAATGCAAGAATTTGCAGAACAGTTTGAAGATCACCTAGAAATGGGAACTCCCGTACTTTTACTTGGCGGCGTTGGTACTGGAAAAACGCATTTAGCGAGCGCAGTGGCGAATCAAATCGCTGATTCAGGTTACGACACGATCTTTAGATCAGTGAGTCAAATCATCAGATCAATTCGTGATACATGGGGCAAGTCTGGTGAAGAACAGAAGCTTCTTGAACTCTATCGCTCAGTAGATCTCTTAATTGTCGATGAAGTTGGAGTCCAAGCCGGTAGCGATAACGAGCGAAACATCTTATTCGACATCATCAACGGACGTTATGAAGAGATGAAGCCCACAATCATGATCTCAAACCTCACACCGGACAAATTCACAATGGCAGTTGGTCAACGTATTGCGAGCAGAATTCAGCATGATGGAAAGCTTTTACCATTCGACTGGTCTGATTACAGAGCTGCATAAGGAGCGTAGAGATGAGTAAATCAAAACTAAACAGAAGACAGTTGAAGAAGATCTCGAAAATAGCCATGCTCGCAGTCATTGATTGCAACGATCTTGTGCAGTTGTCAGACTTCGGATTCTGCAAAGAAGATGGGATTTATTTTCGTTACTCTAGCGACTGCTACGGAGAGTGCAACGAAGAAACAAGTATTGACATTCTTTCTTTAGACTTTGCTAACGAGTGGGATTTTATGACTGGCGCTTTATTTGAGGAGGAGTGGCATCCAAGTCATCGCTACCTTCATGAATATTACTTGCTCTCATTTGCTAATCGGGTTCACTACATGATCAAGTTTTTGGAGGGTGGGCATGTTTAATCTCACATTACAAAACCAAAAGCTCACAATGAGCAGTTACGACTTTTTGAACGAAGTGATTAATCCGGCGCGTGCTAAAGCAGGCGAGCGACCAGTAAGAAATAACGATTTCATCAAACGAGTTGAAGATGAATTAGACGATTTAGGAGCCTACGAAATTTTCGTAAGCTTCGGTATGAACGTCAAATACTACGATCTCAACATGGAGCAGATGACACTTGTTGGAATGAGAGAGTCAAAAGCAGTAAGAAGAATCGTATTAGAGACTCTTAAAAAGTTCGCTCAATCAAATTCACCACAATTGCCGCAGTCATTTTCAGAAGCTTTGAGATTGGCAGCTAAACAGCAAGAGTTAATTGAAGCTCAAGCCCCGAAAGTACGACATTTCGATCTAATAGTTGAAAGAGATCATCTACTGAATGCGACACAGGTTGCAAGCAAGCTCGGTATGTCGGCATTTCAATTGAATAAACACCTTGCAGAATTGGGCGTTTATAACCGCAACGTACTGCGATCACGGGTATTCGTTCAGGGGTTTATAAACAAAGGCTACGGCGAAATGAAACAAACAGGAAGCGGACATGATCAAGCGATGTTCACAACAAAGGGCGAAGCCTGGATTATTCAAAAATTAACATCAGAGGGAGTTTTATCAGCATGAGACCATTTAAATCACTTTTAATTTACAAATTCGATGAGCCGGTAACTTTAACTGCAGAACAACTGCAAGAAGCACTAGCGCAATTCCCGTTGCGTGATTGTGGCCAAGATGAATTAGAAACCTACGGTTGGTTGCCGGCATTCTCTCAAGGCGAGAATCTTGTTGAAGAAATGAACCAGTCGCTATTCATTCGTTTAGGCATGGAGATTAAGAAGCTTCCACGTAAAGCGATTCAAACAGCTGTTGAAAAACGTGCTCGCGAACACAATATCGATATTCTTAACAGAGCTCGATACAAAGAGCTAGAAGAGATCATCACAAATGAATTCATCAGTAAAGTTGCACCGGAGCAGGATTCCATTTGCGCGTATATCGACTTAGAAAAAGGCTGGTTAGTTGTTGATGCGGCAAGTGAGAAGAAAGCATCACTCGTTACTGCAGTGCTTAGAAAGAGTTTAGGATCACTGCCGGTGGTTGGATACGCGCCACAAGTTGAACTTCCCATCGTTATGACTGATTGGGTTAGGAGCGATTCTATCAATGAAAAATTCGGTCTTTTAGATGAAATTGAAATGAAAGAGCTGAATAAAGACGAAGGCGGTACAGCACGTTATAAGGGCATTCCATCTGACTCAAAAGAGATCGAAACAAATCTTAACGAAGGCTGGAGTGTCACAAAGGTTCGCCTTTCATACGAAGACATCATCACATTCACATTGGGCGATGACTTCATTCCAAAGAGAATTAGATACCTTGATCAGTTCCAAGAGAAACTTGAATCCAGCGAAGATCAAAACGCAGTCGCTCAAAGTAACGCATATTTGCTCGCAGATACAGTAAGAACGTTAATGGTTGATCTATTTAATGAGTGTCATGGCAGATAAAGAAATTATAAAACTTAAGCTATGGGTCGATTCAGACCCATACCGCTTAATCCAAAACATTCAGCAATTGGATCCAAGTGACGTAGATAAGTATCTACAAGAGCAAGCTGAAAGGCTCGCAAAAGCAGAAGCAATAAAAGAGGTAAGAAACACACCTCACGGCGGTACCAAATTTGAAGCAGAAGCGAGAGTCAGAAGAGTAAACGCATCAACAAAAGAGCGAATACCGGGAAAGCTTCAGATGCTATCGAAATACAAGATCAAAGTTCACAGAACAATAGAAAACGGCGATGGAACAGTAGAGATTACGGGAGAGAGGTTATGAACAGTTTGAGTATGGTTTTGGTTGTCTTAGCAATCATTTTTTCTATTGTTGGTCTTTACATAGCAAGAGTTAGGAATAAAAAGTTACAGGAAGAGCTTGTGCGTCTTCTGAAAGAAAACTATGAGCTGATAACGGATACTCCCACGTTTAGCTGTAAAAAGTGCAACAAGCCTTTAACTAATGATAGGTTTCGAGCTCAAATTTCGAGTTGTCGGCTTGGTGAGGTTTGCGAGCCAGTTTTGCGGACAAAAAAGGATGGGGAAATACATATTCCAAGTGAATTTATCTTTTTAACTGTTGTAAGAGCTTGCAGGGAGAAGTTATGAGAATCAGAAATAAAAGAAGAAGGCATTATGCAAAGCATGGCTGGAAGAAGTTTCTTGATAGCTATTTAAAGTTTAACTACGAGATCACATTCTCAGAGCTATATGCCGTAAATGATCAATTAGTGATGGATGTGAATATTGCTGGTAAAAATACCGGGCTTTTGGGCAGAAGAGCTGATGTAGCACTTCTTGATGAAGCTGGTCATATCTTACAGGCTATGGCTACCAATCGTTTTAGCAAGGATGGGAATGATGAGTAAGCAAGAGAAGATAGTTTGTGCTGGAGCAAAAGTAAAATTCATTAAACACTTTAGAGGAAAACCTAATAACGAAAATATAACGAAGGAAGTTATATTCCCAATGATTTCGAGGAACCACGAAGACCATATCGTTCAGATCGATACGATGCTTGAGCTTTCAGGAGGAGAGGATAGTGATAGATTTTCCAAGATGTCCACTCAGTACGGATTTATTACAAACAAGAATAGATTCGTTGATGCTGAGGAAGCTCTAAAAATAACAGGTTGGGGCAACCAATTACGATTTAAAGATCGTAAATATCTATTGTCAGAGGATCTCTACTAAATGGATAAAGTATTTTCTGTAAATTTCTTTGAGGAAGGAGTGGTACAGCAGTTTGCATATAGAAGGCTATATCATGCTCCGAGAGTTGGTGACCGTGCAGTGTTTAATGGTATTCGCTATGAAATAAAGTGTATTGAATGGTGTTTAGATGTTGATGCTACGACAACTGGGACAAGGTTAAACGTCATTATTAAAAGAATGGGGGAAGAATTTCATGAATAGAAAAGAGATTAAATCACTCATTCAAAGCGTAATAGACGATCCAAAGTACATAGATACAGCTACAGAGATCGTCGTACAAGAAATGCAAGAAGTGAAGTTGCCGGATCTGCGGAAATGGTTATTGGATGGAAATGTACCGTGCATGATCAGGTTGGATGGCTGTCAACATTACGGAGATCAACGCGCCCACGTCAGAATTGCTGGCAATACCGGTACCGGATTTAAAGCGCCTGATCCAATCTTTGCATGGTCATGTTCAAGCTGTCATCAAAAGACTGAAAGTGACCCAGCTATGCGGTCTACATTAATGGATGGGGTTGCGCGTACTCTATTTTTATTAACTGAATCGCTACCGATTAAATGCGCTAATGACGTAACGCGCAAGAAAACGAATAAGGGGATGAAGTGACCAAGAAGATCTACAACATCACGCCGGCAACAAAGCCAAGAATGACACAGCGAGATAAGTGGAAAAGACGACCTGCAGTCTTAAAGTATTTTGCTTATCGTGACGAGGTTAAATTAAACGGCATAAATGTCCCAGAAATGGGAACTCACATCACTTTTGTAATGCCAATGCCAAAGTCTTGGTCAAAGAAGAAAAAGGCTGAGCATTTAGGTGAAGCGCACCAACAAAAGCCGGACGTAGACAATCTCACTAAGGCGTTACTGGATGCAATCTACGAAGATGACGCGCACGTCTGGGATATCAGAACAACCAAGATTTGGGGCGAAGTAGGAAGAATAATCATTGAGGGGATGGAGTAATGAGTAGAAAGGATCTGAATCAAGCTAGAGCGGTACTGGAAGCATGGGCGCGTTGGACTTTAGACAGTAACGGATTCCCTGAATCATCACCGCTGGCAAAGATTGGAGAGATGAGAAGTGATGCGGATGGATCTCGACTACCAGACGGCATTGAACAGGACAGGCTCACTCAAGATGCTACGTTTGTATTTCTAGCTATGCGCAATGATCCAAGTAATAAGCTGAGTTTAAAACATAGAGGTATTTTGCAACGTTTTTATCTCGAGAGAAAAGAGGGAGAAACTGTTATGGATATATGTAGAAGACTTGGCGAATTCGATCATAAAGAGTACTCTGCGGCAGTTAATGAATTTGCCCATAAGCTTGATATGTTCTACTTGATGCAAGATATAGTATCGTTAGAGCAGAGTATGTGCCGAAGATAGTTTGACTTGTTCCGGAATGAAATGTATGATTTTATATATGTTAGTCTTATTGACTCTAAAGCTCGCTGAATAGGCGGGCTTTTTTATTGTCTGTTTGGAGCTGATATAATCCTTTCATTTTGATCGAGAGGATTAGACGATGAAAAATAAGGATTGTGATATACCTGCTCCTATTAAGGTACTCGGTTGGTGCTTGATAGGCTTTGTGGTTTTGTATTTTTGTAAAGAGCTTCTAGGATATTCCAGTTATAAGGATTTTTTAGAAGCCCAAGGTTCTTTGATTGCTGGCATGATTGCTTTTGTTGCGGCGGTGATAGCTTTATATTCCCAAAAATCCTCTGTAAATAGGCAGCTAGATTATCAGCGAAAGATGGAGGAAGATAAGGTTTTTCGTGAAAAATTAGAGGAGATGTATCATCTTGTCCAAGAGTTTAAAGTAAATGTAACTCTAACTAGAACCAATCTGATTACAGATATAGCCTCAGATATTGATATCTATAATAAGGATATTGCAGGGATTATCATGCTGCAACGTCTATATAAAATTGCGGATGAAGATATATTTAACCGCTATGTATATAAGTCTGTTGATTTTTTACAAGAATGGGGAGGGATCGCTGAAGACTATGTGATCAATCATGACGGCATGATTCATAATGATAGCGAAGAGATTTCATCTAGATACTCTGCTTATAAGGCTGCATCTGAAATCTTTTTTATGGAAACTGGCAATCTTCTAAGTCATCTATCGTCATTAGCTAAATAGTGCAAAAAGAAACAACAAGGAATGATCCTTATGCGCGTATAGTTTAATGAAGATCGCTTTTGCGGTCTTTTTTATTGCCTGAAATAATATGGATAAATCTATTATAATGATTAAATCAACAATAATTTATTGAGGGTTTATATGTTCTTGGGGCAAAAAATAGAATTTGATGATAGGGATGAGTTTGAGAGAAGTGATATTGCTCATAGAATTAAAGCATTATTAGACAGTGAGAATGGCGCCACATTCTTTCCTATTCTTGTTGATGGTGATTGGGGAGCAGGGAAAACTGAGTTTTTGTTTAAGTTAAGAAATCATATTTTAGATTTGCCTGAAGATACTAAAGAGATAAAGAATCCTGAGAAGAATTACTCTATTTCTTATATTAATTCCTTTACTGCTGACTATTATGATGATCCTTTTATGGTTATAGTCCGAGAAATTTATTCTCTTCTTGCTGTTAAAGGTGATACAAAAGACCTAAAAGACTTATTTAATATAATTAAGGGGGTGGCTCCAACTGCAATTGGAATGGCTGTAAATATAACCTTATCCGCTGTTCCTGGTGGAGACGCTATAAAAAAAGGGTTGAATATTGCTTCCCAATTAAGTAATGCGGTACAAAAGGCTGAAGAGGTTGCTTTTGAGTCTAGACTAAAAAGATTTCTGCAATCAACCAATGAATTGCAGGAGTTTCATCGTGTCTTAAGTAAGACGATAGAAAATATTGGTGGCAAGTACATCTTGATTATTGATGAGTTAGATAGATGTAAGCCTGACTATTCTTTAAAACTCTTGGAGATGGTGAAGCATTTACTTAATATAAAGGGCTTGTATGTAATTTTTGGAGCTAACTCAAAGTACTTAGAGGCTAGTATATCAAATACATACATGAAGAATGAGAAGGCTGATAAATCATTAGTATTATCAGAGGAATATTTAGCTAAGTTCTATAATCTTCGAGTGTTCTTAACTGCAAAAAAGGAAGAGTGGGATTCAGAGAGCCGAAATATAGATAATAATTATCAGTATTTTAAGGATAATTTTTTTGGGGATATGAGTTTGCCTGAGAATTTTTCCACCCCTTTTAAGATTTATGAAAGCTTGGGGTTGGCCTTTGATGGCTGTCGTGATCAGGGCATTGATGATCCATATAGGCGGTACAACAAAAAACATTATTGGGAAATTTTAAACGAATCATATATGCAATCGCTAGAGAATATAAAGATAGTTTTTACTGCTTTGTTTGGAGATATGGAGCTAAGGCAGAGAGAAAAAGTAAAGCAAAATATAGCATTGCTTTATGAGTTGAATCCTAATGTGTTATTGGAGGTAGAGGAGGGGGATATTCTTAAGTTTCCTCTTAATAATCAGACGGCTGATAGTAATCGAACAAAAGCACTAATGTTACTTGAAGCTCCTTTAGCTATATTAATCGGCATTAGCATGCTAAGGGATAACCTTCCCTTGGTATCTGAGATATTAAGCATAGATACATTTGCTTATAATAAAAATAGAGATCACAATACTCCTTCTGTAAATGCATTAAATATGAGTCAGATTCGGAAATACCTAATAGATAAAAATATTAAGCCAGACGTTATAAATAATATTCTAACTGGGCTTGTTGGTAGGGCAGGACAGCGCTCATTTTATAGTAAAGGAGATCCTGTAGATAATTATCAACAACAGGAGTACCCACTCAATGTACTAATAAATACTCTGGAAGAGCTTAAGGGTTTGCAGGTTCGATAAGAGTAATTTATGCTGGATTTTAACCTTCCTTTATTGGAAGGTTTTTTTATGGGTGAAATATGAGAAATATTAATAAAATTATTGTGCATTGTTCAGCAACGCCAGAGGGGCGACCTCATACGCTTGCTGATTTTAGAAGATGGCACGTAGATGGCAATGGTTGGAAGGATGTCGGTTATCACTTCATTGTTGATATTGATGGCACTATCTATTCGGCGCGTCCTTTAAATGTAGTGGGTGCTCACACTTCTGGTCATAACGAAGAATCGATTGGCGTTTGCTATGTTGGCGGTGTTGATGCTGACATGAAGCCTAAAGATACAAGAACAGCAGAGCAGAAAGAGTCACTCGATCAATTACTGACGTATCTTGCTTATTCATTCAATGCGCCGATCTCCGGTCATAATGATTACACGAATGCAAAGGCATGTCCGAGTTTTAAAGCGAAAGAGCAGTATGAGTATATCAATCACCGCTTAAAACACATGAGTATGCTGTGTGGCATCTAAGCCTAAAACATAATTAAACGCTTAAGAAACTCATTGAGAAAGTCTTAGGTTGTGACGCAGTCTGAAGGGGTTAAGGCACCACGTCAAAATAAACTAGAGCTAAACGATTGGCTGACTCGGCTCAAAGGAAGTGCTCAATGCTGGCAATGCGGCATTGAGATATATGAGGTTTAAATGAAAGAGCTACTAAGAATGCTACAAGGAAGATCTAGTGAGGGAGATCTCCGGCTTGATCTGAATAAGACAACGCTTTTCATGACATCTGTTGCCGGCATTCTATTAACGACTTATGCAGTGATAGTTCAGGCAAGTTTTGCGGAAGTGTTTTTTATCACAATGATTAGTGCGGGTGCCGGAACGACTATAACAAAAGGTGTAGTGGATACGGTGCAAAAGAGGCGAGATCATGAGTAGATTATGGCAAATCATATCAGCAATGCTGGGCGCACTAAGCGTCCTTTTTTATGTGCTGAATAAATCAAAAGATCGAAAGATTGAGAAACATAAAGATGAAGCAGAACGATATAAATCTAAAGCAGAGCAAGAGCGATTCAAAGCAGAATCAGAGCGAGAAACAAAACATGCTCACGATAATGTTCGTAATGCTTCTGAGCCTAATATTGACAGCATGCTCGACAAGCAAAACGCTTTACGAGATGAAAGAGATTAATTGTGCCGGCTGGTTCTTAATCACCGCGAGCACGAAAGATACACTTGAAACTAAACGGCAGATTGTTGTGCATAACGATCGTTATATAACAAACTGCATAGAGTAATGGAACTAATATGGCAGATGAGAGATTAAATAAGCTAGAGCAAAAAGCGAGCGGCATCGAACAATGGGGATGGAAAACTATCTCGGCGATCGGCCTCGCATTAATCGTTTGGTACCTGAACGGAATCAATGGAAGCTTGAAGACGTTAAGCGATGACATCGTTGATATTAAATTAGCAGATAGCGCGAACTCAATTCGAATGAATCGTCTAGAAGAAGATGTAGCGATCATTAAGTCGAATGAAAAGGAGTTATCTAAAAGAGTTGGAACTTTGGAGAGAGGGCGATAGCTTGTGAAGCTTAAGCAATTAAAGCCAAGACTTCAGACAATCAACCAGAGAAGAGTTGAGACTGTCAGTGATAGTTGGCGACAGAACAAGTCGAGCGCTCAACGCGGTTACGGTTATAAGTGGCAGAAAGCTCGGGAAAGATTTCTCAAGAAGAATCTTCTCTGCGTTTATTGTCAGCGAGATGATCGAGTGACTGCAGCAAATGTAGTTGACCACATCACCCCACACAGAGGTGATCAAAAGTTGTTTTGGCGTGAGAGTAATTGGCAAGCATTGTGTAGTAGTTGTCACAGCTCTGTGAAACAACGAGAAGAGCAAGAATGTTAATGATGTTAACAATGGTTTAACAAAATGTTAACGCAAATAAATGGGCTTTTTAGCCCTTTTTTAGTGGGTTTTTAAGGGGAGGGGGGAGGGTCAAAAGTTCGTAGGAATGCGGCTTCTAGACCACCCCCTCTCTCACGTACAAAAAAAATCCTGTTTTCACGAAAATGTTAAAGGTTCCACGAGCTATGTTGAATGATAAACAAAAGGCATTTGCTCGCGCGATCTTGAGAGGGTTGAGTAATCGTGATGCCGCTATTGATGCGGGATATGCGAAAAGTTCAGCGTCAGCTGCAGGGTCTCGTTTAGCAAAAGATAAAAAGATTTTAGATTACATTTCTCGGCTTGAGAATGTTAAAGCAAATGTTAAAGAAGATGTTGCGGAATTTGTTCCAGTTGGCACTACTGAAAGAGTTAGAAAGGGATTGGGAATTATTGATGGAAGGCCAGACGTTTTAGATTTTTTAGTTGAACGAGTTTTTGATGAGTTTGAAGATCGTCGGGTGCAAGTTGAGTGTGCCAAAGCCGTGCTCCCATACCAACATTCTAAAAAGGGTGATATTGGTGTGAAGCAAGGTAGGGAAGATACAGCAAAAGAATTAGCCGGTGGAGCTGGAAGCGGACGGTTTGGAACGATGGAACCCCCAAAAATTAATTAGGTGATCAATGAATCTAGAGTGGACGACAGCTTGTATCGACTGGGAAGAAAGAGTTATTGCAGGAGAATCGTTAGTACCTTGCAAGCCATTATTTCCCAAGCAAGCAGAATTGGCTCTTAGGGTTTTTAAGGAGCTTGTATTAGTTGATGTTGCTGGAAGCCCAAAGATGGGAGATGTTACTCGCGAGTGGGTCTTTGAATTTGTTGCTGCTATCTTCGGTGCCTACGATGCTGATAAAGGAGTTCGGTTAATTAACGAGTTCTTTCTTTTAATCAGTAAGAAGAACACAAAATCAACGATAGCCGCTGGAATTATGTTAACGGCCATTATCTTAAATTGGAGAAACTCAGCGGAGCTATTGATATTAGCGCCAACGAAAGAGGTTGCAGATAACTCTTTTATACCAGCAAGAGACATGATTGAAGCAGATGGGGAGCTGAAAAGGTTACTCCATATCTCGGAGCATACGAAAACAATCACTCATATGACAACAAAGGCAACGCTAAAGGTTGTAGCTGCCGATGTTAGATCCGTTGGTGGTAAGAAGGCTTCATATGTATTGATTGATGAGGTTCATTTATTTGGGAAGATTAATGGATCTGAAAGCATGATACGAGAGGCGAGAGGTGGGTTAGCTTCAAGACCTGAAGGTTTTACTATTTATCTTACAACTCAGTCGGATGAACAGCCGTCTGGGGTCATGGCTTCACAACTTAGTTATGCAAGAGCTGTGAGAGACGGTCGAATTGACAACCCGAGTTATTTGCCGGTTCTTTATGAGTTCCCAAGGAAGTATATCGAAGAAGGGTTGTATAAAGATCCTAAGTATTTTTATGTGACTAATCCCAATTTGGGTGCATCAGTAAGTGAACGGTTTTTACGAACAGAGTATCAGAAAGCAGAAGAAGCCGGAGAAGAGTCGCTAAGGGACTTCTTTGCCAAACATCTCAATATTGAAATTGGGCTGAATCTTCGAGATAGAAGATGGTTAGGAGCCGACTACTGGGAACAGCAGGGCATAGAGTTAACGCTTGAAGAGCTGATTGAAAGAAGTGAAGTAATCACAGTCGGCGGTGATGGCGGTGGTCTTGATGACTTGCTTGGAATGGCTGTAATTGGGAGAGAGAAAGATACCCGAAAATGGCTGCTATGGAATAGAGCTTGGTGCCATGACAAGGTTT